AACATTCAAGAAACGCGAATCCGCATCGGCTTTAGAATAAACATCGATATTCGTTCTTGCACCCGCCGCTGTGGTGGCCCCTGTGCCGCCCTGAGATAGCCCGAGAGTGCCATCAACGGTTTTTGCCCCGCCAATGTTCACCGTCCAACTTGTCTTGGTTCCTGAGCCGCCATATCCGATGGAATTAACCACCAAGGTTGTTCCCGAATAAGATGTGACCACCGTATCGAGGAAATTGGTTGATGGTGCCGCCGCATCCGCGATCCGCAATGGCGTTCCCGCCTGATATGGTTTGTTTGCCTCGACCGTGAACGTCTTTGATCCGGTGCCGATTGAGTTCGATGTGGTCGAGGTGGAATTGTAAATATCACCGGCATGTGTGACAAAATCCTCAAACGCATCGGGCAAGCCATCAACGTAATTGGTGCCTTCAAAGTCTGTCAGCGTGTAAGTGCGTCCGTTTAGCGTTACTGGAAATGCCATTTTGCTATCCTCTTAGATAAGTTCTTCGACCTCAATCATGCGGCCATAATATGTAAGAGCCGAATTGGTGATCGGCTGGGTTTGGGCAATCCTACCATAGATGTTCTGCGTGATCCATGTTGTCGGTTCATCTGGCTGTGGAATGACCAGGATGTCCTGTGCCACCCCGCGCAAGCGATCTATTGCGTTGAATACGTTTTGGAACATTTCGTTTTCTGGTAAGTTGATAAGCTCAAAGCGAATGCGTCTAAACCGCTCTACTTCATCCACAAAAGTCTGGCCGCCCCGAGACTTGGTAATTCTGGATTCATCCACAAACTCAAACTGAACGCCGTTGGCATAGTTGATTGAAGGCTTATAAGCTGGGCCAGCAATTAAGCGCCCAGCTTGCAAATATCCATCTGTATTATCTGGGTCGGAAATATCGATCCGCAAATAACGCGCTTGCACCGGGCTAGTCAAAACGTTGAAGGATGAAATCGTATATTGCGCGGCGATAGTGATATTAAGATAACCGCCCCAGCTAAAAACGCCCCACGGCAGCGTCCCAAATTCTTCCACGATAGGCCAAGCGTCAATCAGCCCGGAGTCATATTCGGTGGATGAAAAGTCGCTGACGTTTGACAGCCTATATCTAATCTTCCCCGTTTGGCTGATGGTGTGCTTAATCAGCGCCACGAAATCCACAATGCGACCCTGCCCAAAGTCCATGTCTATCTGCGCTGTGGTTTGGCTATTGCGCCAAATCTTAACGATCTGTCTGTCTTGCAGATTGGTAATCGGCAGGGTTCCCACCGCATTATCAACCGTAAGCGTTCCGCTGTCGGAGTAATTGGTGGAGGATATAATCATATTAGAAGGCATATTTTAACCCCACAACTCTAATTCAACTTCGTTTACCGCTGCATCTTCCACAATAGTTATCACCCGAAACAGCTTGCCGCTTGTTAGATTATAGCGATTAAAAGTAATTTTCACTACATCATTTAATTTTAGCGTGTAAGGCTGGGTTTTAACCTTAATCATATATATATCCCGCTGGGTTTTATATACCGTCAGAAGCCTTGCAGCTTCCGTTGACGCCGGGGAAGATGCCGCGAATAGTCCCGGCACGATAAGCGGGTTTGAGTTGGGATAAGGCGTCTGCACGTTTGTATCTGTGGCAATCTCAACATTAGCTTCGCGCACCAGATAATCCCGCTGGGCCGTTGTAATCGACGAATGAAAATCTGTTTCACTCATTACCCGATAGTTCTTTTTATAATCCACCCGCACCTGATAGTTTGGAACCGCCGAAGCCATGCGGGTTATTTCGATTATATTTGTTGAGTCAAACTCAGCGGCGGCGGTTCCCGTTGCCAGTTCTATGCGGTTGACCTCAAACTTGCCGCTTCTGTTAAACCCATAATACGCGCCGACAGAATTGGCGATCTGGTCTAGCACCCCCAAAATGGTGGTGGTGGAAGAAACATAAACGCCAACCGCTGAACTATTGGCGGTGTTTATGTCTGTAAATGATGCCGTATCTAAATCGCCGGGATCAGTCAGCCCACCGAAATCAACGACGATATGCCTAATAATATCCCCGGCGGCTTCCTTATAGCTTCCGCTTGGCTTTGCGCCTTTTACGTCTGCCGTTATTATTCCGTTCACATTTCCGCTTAAGGTAAATCGTCCATTGGATAAGTCATCGGTAATCGTTCCCGAACTAACCGCTTTTCCCGACTCGTAAACCTCTACAATTTCCTCAATCTGCCCGTTATGAACCTGATATACATTGTTTGCCGCATCAACCAGAACAGGCTCAATATTAAAGACCTCGCCAAAGCAAAGCGGCTTTGGTTGATTGGCTAAATCGCTTGAACCCTCATTGCCGCCAGTGCCAGCATATAAGGCAGAGGGGAAATCAACGTCAAAGTCTGTCTGTCTATCGCGCAAAATAACCCGAATAAACAGGTCATCAAACTCTATGGATTTTGCCTCGCCATTAAAGATGGTGAAGTAATATTGAAAGTCAGCGCCAGCTTCGCCAACGCGAACTTCAACGGATCGACCATCCCACGCATAGCCAGACCAATCATCCAAGCCAGCATCCGCGTTGGTCAGAACTAACTCGCCAAAGCCGGGAACAGAAAACCCGCCCAGCTTGCCCGATGAAAACATAGACCGCGAAAATGAAATCGGCTCAACTAAGCGCGGTTCAAATATTGTGTTAGCTGGGCTGTCTGTCGGGGATGTAACGAAGCCTTCCCCGGAATAGTAAAGCGTCAGTTCAGACGCGCCGCTTACGTCATACGGCTTTAGGATAACCAGATATTTCTTCTTCGCGTATGGATCAGCGACCAGATCCGCAAGGGTTGTTGCGACCATTAACTTCTAACCCCCGCAAGCTGACTTCCCGCCATCATCCGCGACATCTGGCGGCGCAAGGTTACGATTTCATCTTTCATCTCGTTTACTGCGCCGATCAAGTCAGATGCGTTTCCTTTGATTGGCGCAATGGTTCCATCCCGCTGGGGGATGAACATTTCCTCGCCACGCTCGCCAACTCTAACGCTATCCCCGGCATGAACGTTTGCGCCCGTCATTCCGGCTAAATAAGGCGAGGCTTCGCTGTAAAGGTTTGCAAAGCTGTCTGATCTATTGGTTGAAAAGCTGCCCTTGCTGCGTCCCATACCGCCGGTAACGCCAAGGATCATGTCACTAAGCGACGATGATAGCATGTCGGTGAAGCTATCCTTGGCAAATTCTATCCCGACCGATGTGGCGATGGATGATAGGCTTGCGCCAGATCCTAAAATGCCAGAGGCGAAAGAACTCGACATTCCATTTCCAACCGCTGCCGCGAAACCTTGCCCAGCTCCAAGGTTGGCAAAGACAGCCGATCCAATCCCCGGCAAGACAAAAGGAAGCGCAAGCGCCGCGATGGTTGTAAGGTCACCGCTCATTATGCCTTCAACCATTCCGCGAATGGCATCGGTGACAACTCCAATCACATCACTAATCGCATCGGAAATATCGTCAATAACATCTTCGATAATACCGATTAGATCAAAATCAATGCCGAAAGTATCTTTAATAATACCGCCAAGGAAAAACCCCGGCGTTATTGATTCCATTATGCCTTTACTGATGCCCATGCCACCGCCCGGCATTTTCCCGGCGTTTACTGCATCAAAGAAACCTGTGCCGAACTTATTAACGCTGGCAGCGTTTACAACGTATTCGCCAGATGAAACCCGCGCCAAAACGTCATCCGCTCTTGGCCCACCAGAGCCGGGAACCATGCCACCATCAGCGAAGTTAAGCGTTGGGAATACATCGCCAAGGAAGTTCAAGCCTGTGGTAATAACAGCCTTTGCCGCAAGGTCAGCCAAGCCCTTCTTGATGGCATCGGTGAACGTTCCAAAATCCAGTTTTCCCGTTTGGAAGAAGTCAGAAAGCGTATCTTCAAGGGAGTCAAAAGAGCCGGTGACAAAATCAGCCATATTTGCGGCATTGTCAGAAATCGCCTCGTAATAATCTTTGACGCCTTTGATCGCACCCGCGCCATAGCTTTTTTCTGTTTCCGCATTCAAATCAACCATCGCGCTAGTTACATCCGCAACAGCGTTTTCATATTCTTTGGCGCTGATTATGTTTGTCGCAAGTGCCTGATCTAGCAGCGTTTGTCGATCATTTAGGTCTTCCATCGTGGTGTCTAGACCAAGCGACTCCCGCGCCATTTGGTTTAAGGCATCAGTCATTTCGTCGGATGTTATTTTGCCAGATGCAAAAAGCTGTTCTAGGATTTCAGTTTCTTCGCCAAGCTCAGACAATGCAGTCGTTACCGGCGCGAACTTCTTTTGCAGTCTATTGAACGCGGCTGTATAGTCAGCGGTTGCGGCCGCGCCTGTGTTTATTTGACCAGTCGCGCCTGTTATTA